CCGGTTGAAAGCCACGTTGAATAAAAGCCGTAATTGGCAAACGATAGAAGATCGCACCATTTTCCATAATTGCGTGAAAAAGAATAGACTTCCCCGTAATAGATGATAGACCAAAAATAATACAGTCTTCGACCTCACCATGATGTTTCTTAAGATCATATAAATACTCCCTTCTTATTTGAGCATATTCTACAGGTATGTTTGCATTTAAGTAAGCCATAATTAATCATTTATTGTTCCCCAATTTTTTCCATACTCGTAGTCGACCTTATTGGGCACTTCTAACTTAACAGCATTCTCCATCACTTCAACAATTTTTTTAGCTTGTTCATCGGATTCAACTGACACACAAAGTTCATCATGAATTTGTATGTGTGCAATTATACCTTCTTTGTATAAATCTAACATAGACTTTTTTGTCATATCAGCAGCAGATCCTTGGATAAGTTTGTTAAGTGATTTGTATGTGTATGCTCTTTTTATCCCTGGTCCGTGTTCCTGTAATGCATCTTCATGAGGCAATGCCTTGTGCATACCGAAACTATTAGGCTCCCACAAATGGAACCTACACAAACGACCAAGTAAAGTTCTTATCTGTCCACGTTCTTGAGCTCTGTTCATTGCAGAGTTCATCAACTGTTTTACAAACGGAACCTTTGCATGATATTGATCGAACAATTCAGCAGCTTTCTCTTTTGATACACCGAGTTCAGCTTGTAATTTAGCTTTACCCATGCCATAGAAAAGACCCAAATTGATCGTCTTAGCTTGTGTCCTAGGAATCTGTGCCATGTCAGCTACAACTTGGTGAAAGTCTGTTCCTGAATCACTTTCATAAGAATCAACAACGTCGTATACTGATGGAAATTTATGTAGAGATGCATAATGTACAACTAGTCTTGGCTCTTGTTGCGAGTAATCAAAACAACCCCACTTCTTACCTTCGTCAGGTAAAAACAAAGATCTAATTAAAGGACCTAGATCTTTATTACGAGCTGGGATCTGTTGTAAATTAGGATTAGAATAACTAAATCTACCAGTTACTGTACCACCTTGGTCAGATCTTATTTGGTTTATGTCAGCGTGTATTCTTCCTTTATGTTCATATCTTAATATGGTATCTATAAATGTAGTGTGGGCTTTATTAATTTCACGAGCCTTTGCTATCATTTGCACAACGGGATGTTTGTGTTCTTGTAAAAAATTTTTAGTAAAGGAAGGAGCACCAGTTTTAGCAGTACGTTCATATGGTAAAGAGAGCTTATCAAATACTTTCGCAATACTTCGTGCAGCCCATATCTGAGGCTCTATTGTGGATTCTTTATTTATCGATGATAATAGTTTCTTCTCTTCTGTTTCTAATTCTTGCTTTAGCTGAGAAGCTTTATCTGAGTCTACCCGAACTCCCAGAAACCTCATATCAACAAGACAAGGAAAAAGATCTGTCTCAAGATTAAAAATAGATTCAATATCTTGATGTATAATTTCTTTCTTAAATATTTGCCAAAGTTCTAAAGTTAACTCTGCATCTTTCTCTGCGTAGGATCCAACCTCCATCGCTGGTAATTGCCATAGATCTTGTTTAGGATCTAACCCTCTTGATTTAGCTGCTTCAATCAAAGCTGCCTCTGATTTACCATGCCCTAAATAATCCCACGATAAACTATTTAGATCATATCTAAATCTATTCTCATCAATTAATGATGCTGCAATCATTGTATCAACAATAAGTCCTTCAATCTTTAAACCCATTTGTCTAATCCAACATACGTCGTACATTGCATTATGGAATATTTTGATAGCTTTTGTGTTAAGTGTATCTTGGAACCATTCTAAAGTACGCTTTCTGTCCATATTGGGTCCTGATCCGTGAGCTATAGGAAAATAAAATTTACGACCTGGTACAGCTACAGCTATACCTACAACTTCGCCATTACCAATTACAGATCCTGATCCTAAAGTTTTTAAGTTTGGATCTCTAGTTTCTAAGTCAATGGCTATTTCTTCGTATTGTCTTAGATCTGGATACTCTTCTGGTTCGTTCCATTCTGTCTGTGCTTCAAAGAGCGGTACTTTCATAATTTTGTTTTACACTTTTTTATTAATTATTACAATCATTAGAATCTTTTAAAAAATAATCTCCATAACCAAGATCTCAACATGGACACACACATAAATATGACGGCAATGTTAAAACTTTCCCAAACCGTAGGATACATCCCAAAGAACGGAAAAACATATAGCTGCAGTAATGTGGCTATGATTAACCCTGATCCAACGTCAATGATACTTTCAATTAGTTCTCTCACTTTTCCCTTTCAGCTTTTATTATAGCTCTACCTATTTCTTCCGCGATCTTGGGGACGATAGAGTTTCCCAATGCTTTAAGTCTGTGTATTCGGCCGGGTACCCCATGAGCCACTCGACCCACGTTGGGTTCAAAGCTCCACCACCCTTGATCCATTGCTCTTTGTTGTCCCTCGCTATTGTCTGAGGTAAAGAATTTCTCTGAGAATTGACCACTGCTTTGCCGCTGTCCTTCCAATCCCTCGCTGTCGGTGTTGGCCAATTTTTCTTTGGTTCCACTTGTTCTTTGCCCTCCACTAACTCCGCTAGTCCTCGACCATAACCCTTTGTCGTTCTCCCTGGTTCCTTCGCCCTTGGCGTTGGCCACATTAGATTCGGATGAGCTACTTGATCGTTTAAACATATCGGCATTTTCTTTTCTAATTTCATTTTCATTCTCTTCTCTGATGCTGGACCTCTGTCGCAATGTGCGTCGGGAGTTCGCCACAATCCAAATTCTTTTTCTTTGATGTGGAGCACCGACGGCTGAAGCTGGAATATTGAACGTTTGAACTTCGTATCCTTCACTTTCCAAGTCAGTGCACACAGTTTCGAAGACCACGCCGTCTTGGATGTTAATAATTCCTGGCACATTTTCTCCAATAACCCACCTCGGCTTAAACTCTTGGATGATTCGAAACATTTCAGGCCAGAGATGTCTGTTGTCACTCGTTCCTTTTTGTTTGCCTGCGACCGAGAACGGTTGGCATGGGAAGCCTCCTGTGATGATATCTGGAGATTCAATTCCATCTGATTCAAGTCTCTCTTTTGTGATTTCTTTAACGTCATTATATATCTTAACTCCTTTCCAATGTTTTTGCAGCACCAATTTGCAATATTTATCCATTTCGCAAAAGGCCGTTGTTTTAAATCCTAACTTTTCTAAACCATAGCTAAATCCACCAATACCACTAAATAAATCTAGTAGTTTCATTTTTTATCTTTTAGTTTTAATATTTCTAATTCACAGTAATGAATTATTTTTTCTAGATCTTTAATTTTGTCTTTGTGTAAATACCTACAAACATATTTTACAACACAACCTTGGAAGAACGAAAGATTATTTTTTGAAATAAATTCGTATGGCTGAATGTGAAAACGTTTATAGTGATTTCCACCTACCTGCCTTGATTGTGGAAATGCTTTTGCCATGTCGTTTGGATCCGTCATAATTGATATCCTTTCCTTTCTATTTTAGCTCTCAATAAATAAATATTTCTTTTTGCTCTTGTTGTTCCTACATACCATACTCTGTGTTCTTCGTCACTTTTTATTATATTTCTCATAACAGCTTTTCGTATTTTATTGGCATTATCCAAAACTAAAATAACATTATCTGCTTCTCCACCTTTAGCTGCGTGTATTGTAGAAACTTTGATCCTCGGTTCTTGATTAAGTTTTTCTTTATTTGATAACATTAATCGTATATAATTCCGTTCCAAAATATTACCTTTACTAAATACTTCATACCACTTTAAATTTTTATCTTGTAAATCTTCTTCATCAGCAAAGTCCAACAGATCTTTCATCGAGATCTCTGTTATCTCTCCACCGTTAACGTATTGCATATGAGTTAAGATAGCTTTGTATAATTTAACATTATAACTTTTACCTTTTTTAGTTTCAAAATAAATTCCTTTATCTTTTAAAATTTTACATATCTCTTCACATCTATTTAAAGTTCTAGTTAATATTAACCAATTATCAGATAATAAATCTAAGTTATCTAAACTATTTATCTTTTCTACTTTACCCTCTTCATCTCTTGCTTTATAATGTTTCGTCGCTCTTAATCCACGAATGCGACTTATCACAATGGAAGAAAGTTCTTGAACTTTTTTAGGTATACGCCTAGATCTAGATAAAATTCTTTCCTTAGCAGGTTCATTAATAAATCTATTTACGTCTGCACCAGCCCAAGTATAAATAGCTTGATCATCATCTCCAGCTAAATAAACATCATCCGAATTTGATTTTAAAAGATCGTACATCTTCCATTGTAATGGAGATAGATCTTGTGCTTCGTCAACAAACATAACTTTAAATTTAGGACAAAGATGTGGTTTGTTTATAAACTGATTTATCATATCCGAGTAATTTAGTAGGGTATTTTTCTTTTTATATTCATTGTAATTAGCTTCAATGTGTTCTAACAATCCCCATCGAACTGATGACGAATATTCTCCTGAACAATATTCATCCCAAACTGAAATACATTTTTCTTTTGCCTTTAAAATAATTTGAAAATACTCGTTATCACAAGTTAAATACGGCGATGCGTCTACATCTTTTCTCACATTTATTCTAATACTTAAGATCCTACCTAGATCTGCATAATGATAGTCTTGCATGACTTTGCTCTCATCTAGACTCAGTTTTTGAAAAGCCAAAGAATGAAACGTTCTAAAATATAATAGATCTTTCTTCTTGTATTGTGGATTTTTTTCTAACATTCTATCTTTTGCTGTGTTGGCTGCTTTTCTTGTAAATGCAAAGTAACCTATTTGATCTAGTGGTGTGCCTACTCTAACATAAGCCATTGCTCTTCTAATTAATTTTTCTGTCTTACCTGTACCTGGTGGTCCATAAATTTTAGTTATCACAAAATATCTTCCTTATCTTTCATATCTAAGATCTCTAGTTCATTGTCTTCTTCATCAAAGTATTGCATGGATATCTTTACACATCTTACAGGATTGTTTGATTTAGTATCTGAGTCTTTTTTAGGATATCTTTTTGATACACTAAGTTCAGCTTTGAAAAAGTCCTCCATCATTCTACCTGTTTTTGTTAATTTAATTTTCCATTCTTTATTTTTAAGATGATTAAAGAAAGGTTCTAAAACAAAATAAGCATAGCCATCATCAATTAATGTGCTACCATTTCTAAACGATGTATCACTTACAGCTTGTACTCCTGTTACATATTCTTCTAAATGTTTTTGTAATAATTCTTTGTCCGATGTTCCAGGTGGAGGACTTTCTACATTTTGAGTTTCGTATAAATTTTCCATAATAATTTGATAATCTTTATTGGTAACTCGTGGTGGAAAGATAGGCGTGTGTGCAGCTATTAGTGTTCTAAGTCTGTCTTGATTTGTAAAATATGTTGCATCTTTAGCTATGACTTGTTTGCTAACTTCTCCTTCTTTTTTATCTACATAGGTAATTGTAAATCTAAATTCAGGATCAGGAGAATAATTAATTTTAATTAAAGCTGTAAGTGGTGGAAATCTTTTTATCTTATCAGATAAAAAACCAAATTGTCGTTTAGCACACTCTGATTTCATACAATGATCGTGTATTGGTTCTTCATCACAAGTATGTCCTGCGGTTTCTTTCTCCCATGCTTTAATTTTCTTTTTAACTTTCTCATCTCCCCATTCATTATCATAGACAATGTAGTCTCTAGCTGCTTGCAAAACTTTCTTGTCCCATATATCTCCATATTTTTTCTTAGCGAAAACCATATAGTTGTATAAGAATCTATCTCTGTAATCTGCTAATTTATTATTAGCTGATAGATCTTTTGTTATAATTTGTAAACATGGTGGACCATCTGCAAACTCTTCATTACCTCCCATTAAAATACTTTTAATGTGAGCATTAATAAATTCATCTAACTCTTCTTTTGTTTTAGTGTTAGCATCTATGACTTTAATAAACTGTTCAAACGTAAACGTAGTTCCATCTAAATTAAGACCAACCCTTTCTTGTTTCTTAAAGTATGGTAAATTTATAAAGTTACCTGATGTACTGTTTGGTCCTTGATCTAACTCTGTTTGTTTAGGATAAACTTCCGTGCTTGGTTTAAGATCAAAGGTGTATAATAATTTTTCTAGGAATGATTTAATAAATGTAGCTTTAACGGGTTTGTCTGTAAATACATATAAATGTAATCCACCGCTTTTTGATTTTACGGGTATGACAGGTATTTTATTTTTATCTATAATCTCTAAATATTTTCTTGTATCAAATTGATCATACGCTTTTGAATCTATATCTATTGCACCAAACTTAGCCATACCTTCATCATCACATGGCTGTATGCCTATTGGTTTAATACCTTTTAAATGATTTTCGTAATCTTGCTCTGTGACTGGTTTCTTTGCCCAAAAATGTTCTATTTTTAATTTACCCGTAGAAGGGTCCTTGTACGCAGACTGAGGGTCAGCATACCCATAATCTCTTTTTAGTCCTGTAAATATTTCAACAAATCTTTTTTCCATAGCCATCAATCAGGGCCGGATCCAGTCTCCCATCCCCGGCCCCGTTTCTCTCGAGGGAGAAACTAGTAATGCGTTCCCGTATCAGATTGCGCAGTAGTTTCCTCACCATGTTTAACCTTAACATCTCCTTTAGAAATGCTAGTCGCAAACGCTTTGGCTTGTTGGTAAAGAGCACCGTCTTGCACAACACCTATTTTACTTACGGACCATCCAAACCATGTACCTTTGTCGTTAGACTGTGGTACAGTTTTAAGATGATATTGATGACTAAACGCTGCTGGAGTAAAGAGTTTTCCATCTTTACCTTTCAGCTTAATTTGTTGAATCATACTATTCCAAGTTCTACTAGTTTTTAACTGAGTAGATTTCATAGCGATCAACGCTGTTGCTGGAGAGTCTCCACCTACAATAACAAAATGTTGGGCAGTCTTCTCAATATAATTACCGTTCGGTAATCTATCTTTGAAGTCAGCACCTCTAGTTGTTTTTGAAAGTATATCACTTGAAGAAGGATAAATGTTTACCGGAGCACCCGATCCATCCTTACCTCTATCTTTCCATTCAACATATTCTAGTTTGTAGTAACAAGGTATTACTTGAATACCTTTCTCACCATCAAACAAATCACCTGTAACTGTATTATAGATCATGCCAGGTGTTGCTCCTTCGACATACTTACCATCACGTTTGTTAACTTCTGGTGAAAGCTGTCCAAGGATCTTAAGAAATGGTAACGCAAGATCTTCTT